TACAGGGTGTGTCACCTCTCGCAGCTTTGTATAGAGAAATCATTACAGATAACTCATATAGTGACTTTAGTGCTGGACTTGCTTCCTCCGGTGGTGTACCTCCGGTGGTCTTTACTCCTAAGATTCTAAAGATGGAGGGTGGCGAACAGGCTGCCCCAATGACTCCAGAGCAAGCTGACAACATGACTCGTCGCTTGCAAGAGAAGATGTCTCGTGAGCCGGGTAAGCCTAGGTTTATTCCTGGTGCTCTTGACATGCACCAACTTGGATTTAAACCAGATGAGATGGCGCTGAACGATGTTCGTTCTATGCCAGAGACACGTATCCCTGCATCGCTTGGTCTTGATCCGTTGGCGCTTGGTCTTTGGACAGGTGTTCAGCGTGCTACGTTCAACAACAAGCAGGAGTCTATCAAGCAGTCATGGCGTGGTGGGATTCTCCCATTCATGAAGATGTTTGCTTATGAATTGACCCGTAAGGTATTGCGAACGTACCCAGACAGCGAAGACTTATGGGTGTTCTACGATACGTCAGGTATCCTTGAGCTTAAGTCCGATGTCCTTGATTCTAGACGTGAAGCAAGAGCAGATGTGCTTGCTGGAATCATTACTGTTGACGAAGCACGTGAGGAAGTTGGCCGCGAGTTGTCCTTCCACGAAGCAATGCAAGCTGACATTGAAAGTGTGGATGCTCGTACGGATTACTTGGCAACTACAGAAGCACCTGTTGTTACCCCATCATTAGCGACTACAAAGCCTAGAGGTGAGGATATATCACGTAGGCAACAGGCTAGTGAAGAGATACACATTCCGTCCCCTTCGGACTTGGAAAAGGTTGGTGGATCAAGCAGATGAATAACGAAGTCTTGTGCTGGATTGGCGATGCAGTAAAAGCATCTGCCGATGGACGCTTTTCAGGTTACTTAGTGCGCTTTGATAATCAAGGCAGTGCTAATGACACGACTGGCGAATACTTTACTGCTGCCACCGATTTTGGGCGCCCTCTCAAAAGTGGTGATGAGTTTGACTTGAACCTCTACTACGGACATGGTTTTACAGAGGTCTTTGGTAATCAAGTCATCGGTCGCGGCAAGGTAAAGATGGACGATGCCGGCTTGTTCTATGAAGGACAGATTGACATCAGTAACCGTTACATGGCTAAGGTCAACCAACTACTAAGGGAAGGCAGACTTGGCCTTAGTAGTGGTGCGGCGCCTCATCTTGTTGCTTACTCTAAGAAGAGCGCTGATCGTAAACAGATTCTTTCCTGGCCTATCGCTGAAGCAAGTCTGACTCCATGTCCAGCTGAACCACGTAACTCTGTTATGCCGGTCAAATCGTTGATGGAGCCTATGATTAAAGAAGAGAAGACGTTTAAACCTACATCTGCTATGAAGGCCGCCGCAAAGCGTGCTATTGCTTGGCGTGAAGATGGACACGATGGTGCAACCGCAGTTGGTTGGGCGCGTGCTAATCAGATAGTCAAGGGTGAATCTCTTTCAGCTGATACTGTCATGCGTATGTACAGTTTCTTCTCTAGGCATGAAGTAGATAAGAAGGCCAAGGGATTCTCTAGTGGTGAAGACGGTTTTCCATCACCAGGCAGAGTTGCTTGGGATGCTTGGGGCGGTGACCCAGGTTTTGCTTTTGCTAAACGATGTCGCACTACTATCCTTAAAAACAAGTCTATGTACGGTCCATATGATCCAGACGACATGGAAGACGACGACGAAGAAGAGAAGATGTCTCATAAAGTCGAAATGGAAGACGAAGAAGAACAAGAAGGTATTCCTGAAGACGAAATGGGAGAGGAAGAAGAAGACACCGGAATGCTTGGTAGCATTGACGACGAGATGTCTTTGTACGGTCTTCAACTTTTATTTGGTCGTCTGATGTCGTATATTGCTGGTAACCCAGATGAACCAGAGATGGTCGGTGAAGCACTCGATGAGTTTGCCGATAAAGCAAAGGTTCTCGTCTCGCATATTGATGCGATGGGTGATGACTTTATGGCTCAAGTCAAGTCTGTGGATTTGACAACGGTCAGGGATTTTGAGAAGTGGCTACACACTAGTGGGCGTTTCTCGAAGAGTGATGCAAAAATAATTGCATCACAAGGCTGGAAGCAGCGGGATGTCGCGAAAGCCGAATCACAGTCAGCATTGGTGGAAGCTCTGAAGGCTAGTGCTGAGTTAGATAACACAATCTTTGAGCTATCAATCAAGTAAGGAGAGATCAAATGGATCTTAACAAGATTGTCGATGGTATCAAAGCCAAGTCGGCAGAACGCGATCAGATTCTTGGTAAGGCTGATTTCTGTGGCGACGACCTGGCTAAGGTTAAGTCGATCAACGATGCAATCGTTGTTGCCAAGTCACAGTATGAAGCAATCAAGACGGCAGAGGATGAGAAGAAGTGGTTCGCAGAGCCATCGAACGAGATCCCTGGAAACGTCCATTACGCTAAGGCTGGTCATGCAGACGTAGAGCGTAGCCGTAATTCCATGGAAGTGAACCAAGTTGGTGAAGGTACCTTTACCAAGAGTGTTTGGTCACACATGAACAGTGATGGTTACAAGCAAGCATTCCATGAATACCTTCGTAAGGGTATTACCGGTATGGGTGCAACAGCTCGTAAAGACCTAGAAGTTGGACTTGACCCACAGGGTGGTTACTTTGTAACACCAGAAATCATCAACCGTGTTGTTAGCCGCTTGGCTACACCTACCCGTGTTGCTGGTCTCGTTACTCAGCTTTCTACCAGCCGTGATGCTGTTGAGATGCCAAAGGTCAACTATGTTGACAGCAACGACATCTACTCCACTGGCTTCCGTGTCACGTACACCGGTGAGCAAGCAGCGACCGATGAAGGACTTGTAGACGACTCCGATCTCTTTGGTCAGACTCGTATTGATGTCTACACCGGAATGATGAAAAGCCGTATCACCCGCAACATGCTGGAAGACTCGGCCATCGACATTCAGGGATGGATTGCTGACAAGTTTGATGAGACCATCGCTCTTGAGCGTGATCGCATGATTCTTAGTGGTTCCGGTGTAAACCAGCCACTCGGTATCCTGACTGCAATCGGAACGGCTGATGCACCACGTATCGTCAACTCTGGTTCTGCTTCTGCACTGACTGCCGACGGTCTTATTGATCTTATCGACACACTGCCAGAACAGTACAACGAGAACATCCGTGTTGTTATGAACCGTGTCAGCACGAAGCGTACTATTGACAAACTCAAAGACCAACAGCTTCGATACCTGTTTGCATATGGTTACCAAGACTCCGGTCTTGCTGGTAGCCGTGTGGACACGCTTCTTGGCTACCCTGTTGTGTACAGCGGACTCATGCCTAACGTAGCAGCCAACGCATATCCTGTCATCTCTGGTGACTGGTCTGGTTACTACTTGGTTAATCGCCTTGGACTCTCCATCCAGGTTCTTCTTGAGCGCTACGCTGAGAACAACAAGGTTGGACTCGTTGGACGATTCCGCCATGGTGGACGCCCAGTAGAGAACTGGAAGCTGATTGCTCACAAGGTATCTGCTTAGTGAAATGGGGAGGGTAACACCTCCCCAAATGAAAGGATAACGATTATGGTTCTTCGCCAAATCCAAAAAGAGATCAAGCACATCCGCATGAAGCCAGATGGTACAAACTTCGTTGCGGCTGCTGGCTCTACAGCTATTACGAGCGACAGCGCAGATGTTCTTGGATTCAACAACATTTGTTTTGAAATGGCAGTTGGAGCAATTGTCTCCGGTGCTGTTACAAGTGCAAAGCTTCAGTGGTCAGACGACAACAGTACGTTCACAGACGTTACTGGTGGATCTGTTACTATTGCTGACACCGATGATAACAAGATTATCTTCTTCGAGGTTAACAAGCCAAAGAAGCGTTACTTCCGTATTGTTACTTCGCGTGCAACACAGAACGCTACTGTTGACTTCCTTGATGTAAAACTCTGGAATGCAACACAGGTTCCTGTGACACAGGATGCAACCACTGTCGAAGGTGGTATCTTCCTCAACGGCGGATCGTAAGTTAGGCGGTAGACGTGACTCAAATAGAAGCAATCAACTGGTTGACAACATACGCTGACGCTAATCTTGATCCGGTCTTATCACCGGACGAATTGGTCCAGCTGGTAAACCGCTACAAGATTGCTAACGACTGGGTTGCGTCTACCACTTTTAACGGCAACTATCGCATCCGTGTAAATACCAGTAACAGACTTTACCGTTGTATAGAATCTGGCATTACCGGAGCAACTGAACCTTCATGGCCTACCTTGCGAGCAAGCAGGGTGGGCTATGTTGTCACTGACAATACTTGTTACTGGCAGGATGAAGGAGACGCACCATCTGACAACTACGACTTGTCAGGTATGGCAAAGGCAGCATGGACACTAAAGGCTGCGAAGTGCGTAAACGACATCAATACTAGTGACGAATGGTTGCAACTTGAATTGCAACAGAGACATGCACACTGTGTGCGAATGTCTAACACCTTCATGGATATGTGGGTTCCGTGATACCAGTTACACCGGGTAAACGTGCTGTTCAGTACTTGGCTGTGCAGATGCAAGCTAGACTGCTTACTGACACGGCGTATGCGCTACGACCGGTAAACACTGGCCCTACTACAAGCATAGGATCCGCTAACGTCCAGTTTACACTTGTGCCGGCGCCAGGCGGATACAAGACATTTCCTTGCCGCTTGCGATTACCACGCCAGGCACGTAACGAAGAGTTTGCAGGTAAGAAGACACAACCTCTGTACGATGCAGAGATTATCCTTCCTGCTGATTCACAGGTTACACAGTACGAGAGATTACGGGTCAACAACGTTGACTACCTTATTACTGGTAGTGACCCTGGTCGTACAGACGCCATCTTTATTACCGTCAAGGCTGAGAGACGCAAAGCATGAACATCGCCTACGGTAGATTGTGGTGGGTTATTGTTGGGGCTTTCTTTGCTTCTGCTCTACCTGCGTTCAATGCGGCATGGGAAAACATGCCTATTAGCGATAACAGCACGTTTGGCCATGTAGCCAAGGTGGCTAGTATTTCAAGCATTGAGGCATTGAGAGCAGGTGTACCTGCTGTTATTACGGCGATGATCGCATTCTTTATTCGACAAGACGCTAACCTTCCTGCATTCAAAAGAGATGTAACTACGGAAGTAGAAACACAACTGCGTAAAGATATTGAGACACAGATACTCTCCCGGTACACGGCGGCGGGGAAGGACGTTCAATGACTATTGAAGTTTGGCATTTGATTGTGGCGGTGTTGGCGTTAATGATTCCGATCTTGTTGACAGGCGTGCAAGCTGCAATGGGATTTGCCCGTATGGATGAACAGCTAAGTCATATGCGTAGAGACACACAAGAGATAAAGTCAGATACAGCAAAGATGGAAACACGGCTTGGTAAAGTTGAGAGCCGAGTGTCAAACATCGAAGGGCGTATGAACACAAGATGAATTTACAGATCAGTATTAAGCGTTTAGTGGTCGTTGTGATCGTGGCTTTTACAGCTGCATTCACTTCCGTTTTCGGCGATGGGGTCAGGACATCCGAAGCTCACGACATCAGCGAGCTCGGCGCAGTGCTGGCACTCTACGGAAGCAAGGCGGTAGCGGCTGGTGTCTCCGCTGCGGTGAGTAGTGTGCTGGCGTTCCTCACGATGCCGTTCAAGGGTACGAATGCGAACAGTTTGAAGGTGGGCAAATGAACCTCCAAAACTACCGCATTGACAGATTCGCGCCTATAGAATTACAATCGGACATCAGCAAAGTGGAGGTATCGGATGGAACATATCATTTTTGAGCGGGCCGATGTCAGAGAATTGGCAAGCGAATTAGTTAGGTACAGGGCATCCACTGACATAGACTTAGTGCAATATGTATACGACAATTGGTGGTGGTATGCCGCACCGATTGAGTATGTTAACGGCTGCACTGATGCAGCCTACATCTGTCCGTCACATCTGGCAGTTGGTGGGGAAGATTATGTTAACCGTTACCACACTTACTTTTTTGACTTGGTGAAAAAAGCGATTGACACAATTTTGGAGGCAATGGAGGTAAGTAAATGAACCTAAACAATGTAGTTGTTACACCACTTGTTACAAACCCAGCAGACTACAACATCAAAGCCGACATCCTAAATGATGACTTTGTCAAAGTTGCTGACTTTGGGCCTGACGGGATTGATGTATTTACTTGGTGGGTACAGCAAGATGAGGCGTTCAGGCTAAATATTGTAAATCAATTTATGTACGTTATGGCTGAAGAAATTCTTTCAGGAACCGCTGAATAATGGCAATATATTATGTCCGTACTGACGGCAGTGATTCTAATACTGGCTTAGGCGCAACGTCTGGTCAGGCTTGGCAAACGGTTTCCAAGGCTCTTGGAGCGTCTGGTATTAGTTCAGGTGACACCTTGTATATTGCACCGGGTGATTATAGGCAAACAGCAACAATTACTGTTGGCGGCACATACACAGTGCCTACATTTATTAACGGTAATCCAACGGCGAGCCAATTTTCTGGCATTACCCCGGGGCGCGTGTTGATTACAAATAGACTAAGTAATGACATAGGCAGTCCGTCTGGCACATTTAACATATTTACACTCGCATCAAAAAATTATTTGCGATTTGACAGTTTAGAATTTGAGCAATGTGCTAACAGTAATATTTTTTCTACCACTGACTGCATTGAATTACGGTGGACAAAGTGTTGTTTCGGTATGTCCGCAAACGACCAAACTTGTATTTTATCTACAGATACACCATCGCTTGGTTTAACGAAAAACTATTACATAACACAATGTATTACTTCAGGTTTTGGTAATGGAAATCTGTACAACGATTCAACAATTGGTAGGAGCACACCATCAAACTGGGTATACAACCTGTACATAGACAGAGTTGTTTGTTTAGGTGCATCTGTTGTAGCTTTATTCAATGGTTCAAATTTAACATATTCAGGAACTGGTATTTATATATCAAATTGCTTTGGTATTGGTTTTTCCACCAACAATATTAAGTCTGATATTTATATAAGGAACTGCGTTTCGTCAACCCAGCCATTCTGGGTTGCAGGTGGTGTTGGAACAAATTCACTTGTTGATTCATGCAGTGTTAGGTCTTTACTTGGCTTTACCGGGTTTACACTTACAAATGTATACACTGGTAAATATTATCCAGTGAACACTGGTATAAGAAGACTCTGGGGTATTGAACAACGAGAGTGGTTTACAAATACTGGCTTGTATTCATACGCTACTGGCACAACAACAAATGCACCTGTTAGTGATTTTTATGGCAATACTTGGGACGGTGTGACACCAAATATCGGGTCATATAATAGTTATAGTACAACTATACCTGGGCAATACAATCCAACCGAACGCAACGCCTCCGCAATAACCATCGCTCCCGGCTCAACCTCACAAAGCATCGAGCTCTACCTCGGTGCTACAGGCCTAACCTTTTCCACCTCCGGTCTAGCGGCATACTACGTAAGGAATCAATCGGCTCCGGTGGCTATAACGTTGGTCACGCAGACACCAACAGGCGCGTGGACATCTGGTGGCTTCGCAGAGATTAGCTCCTCCCTCGTGCCCGGCGTGTATCGGCTTGATGTTCCTAACGCGGCATTTGCCGCTGGCGCATCTGATGTCACGATCGTGGTGCGTGGTGCAAGCGGCACGAATGGAGCAGTCTTGACCGTTACACTTTCAAGTGGTGGATTGACGGCAGCGCAGACAGCCGCAGCGGTCTTTGATGCTGTTGCGTCATCGTACACAACTGCTGGATCAATGGGCGCACGACTTCTAAAAACTACGGTCGACAATCGTCCTGCGGATGTCGGGGCATCGCACCACATCCATGCTAATGTCCACGCGATTGTCGATTCAACAGCAGCTGCATCCGAACTCTCTGGCGCTCTCCTTCACAACGGTACTGACTACATTGACAGCAACTTGATCAGCGGTAACTCTACTCGTGTGTTCGTTGGTAGGTTTGACTTACGGCAGACAGGATCGGAAACCGTAGATACCATTGAAGTGTTTACGACAGACACACCTTCCTTTGAGTTGCAGTTGACTGACGGTGATGGCAATTCAGTTCCTGTCACGGGTGCTACGCTTGGACTACGTATCTTGGACGTAGCGAGTACTGTGGTAGAAACTGGTACGCCAACAGTAGAATACGGTACTGGTGGAATCGTTAGATGGACAGGTCCAGGCACTTACTTGGCTATCGGATGTCCAGTTGGTAACTATCGTTTGTTTATTGATCGAACAGTGTCAGGTACTACGACAACATTTGGTCCACTACAGATAAGGGTACAAGCACAATGAGCTGGCTAAGTAAGTTATTGAAGAAGACTACTAATGTTCCTGAAGTCAAGATACCTTTTGGTGAGGCTATGTTGCTGAGTCAGATTGCTGACAACCTAGACTTTATGAGTGTGGGTGACCTTGAGAAGTTGCGTGACCTTGCGATGGTCGCTATTGATAAGCGTAAGGTGAAGAAGTGACCGCCACTAAAACATTGTTATCTGTAGATGTACAGGACAATGGAACCGTAGTTGTATTCTTTAATGATGGCGGCGTTGTCTACCAGTCTATGGAAGCGTTACAGTTCGATGTCACACAGGCGGCTGAAGATACATCCGGTCAACTTCAGATGTTGTTGTTGCTTCTTTATATGCAGGATGGGACGGTTGGCAAAACAGCACTACTTGATTCTCTACAACCTGTTAACGTGGTGACTATAAATGGCTAAAGTTAGATATGTATTACAACCTGCAATTTTCCGCGCTGGTGCTGGTGCACCTTCACCGTCGGTTAATGGTCGGGATAATCTAGGAGATACTTCGTACGGTATTGTAACTTTAGATGTTGCAGACACTATTTCTAGTGTAATGATGTATTTGTATCGTAGTGGTTCACCGGGCACTATACGCATCGGCATACAAGGCGTAACCCAAAGTAGTGACAATCAGGGTTATGTAAACAATGGGACTTTTTTAACTTATGTTGACCTTACAGGTACAGCAATTAGTACATCGCCATCATTACAATTATTTACGTTTGCTAGTCCTATTTCATTATCAGCAGGTACTTACGCAGTAGTTTTTAAAAATGAATCTGGTCTTTTTAATGGTTCAAATAGATGCATAGTAGCGTCTACTATGGCAGTAAATACTAGCGGAACCATTGGTGAAATAGGCGGTAACAACAGTTCATCAACAAGCACTGGAGGTACTGTGCAAAGTTACTGTTCTATGCGTGGTGCGCTTAGGACATATGGTTATCCTTACGCAACATTTACTTCGATTATTGTAACAACCCCAAATCAACTAGGAAACAAAATACGACTAACAGCAAATAGTGCTGGGTATTACGATGTATCTGGAATTATTAGTAGGCTTACAGCCGCGATTGTAGGTTGTAGTTTAAAGATTTACGATGATACGTTGACGGAAATAGGTTCTATTTCTCTCCCAAATAATCAGGGTGCTACACAACGCCTTGGGGAGTTTTACTTTACTTCACCTGTAAGGCTATATCCTGACAGGGACTACTATGTAGTTTGCGCTGGTACTCAACAATCGAACTATTACACGTTATTGGCTCAGTCAGATAACTCAGCATTTACAGCGCATGATTTTCAGTATTGCAGTCGGGCTACTGCATCCGGCGCATTTACGATGACAAGTGGGCGTGTCGCGGAACTAGGTCTAATCATTGAAGACCAAACTACTGTAAATCCTGCATACATTCCAACCGAGCGGAACGCTAGTACAATCACAATCGCTCCCGGAAGCACATCACAAAGCATCGAACTCTACCTTGGTGCTACAGGTCTAACAGCCTCCACAAGCGGTCTATCAGCCCGATACAACCGCACACGCACAGCAAGCGTAGACATCCCTCTTGTAGCACGTGTTATTGACGGAACAGCACCTACTGGAGGATGGATTGCTGGTGGCTTTGCTGAAGTAGATTCAGTTAATATGCCGGGTGTCTACAGGCTTGACCTTCCTGATGCCGCACTAGCGGCAGGAGCAGATGACGTTACTGTAGTAGTCAGAGGCGCATCTGGTACAAACGGTGCAGTCATGACTATCAAATTAAGCAGTGGTGGTCTTACTGGAGCGCAGACAGCAACTGCTGTATGGGGAGCTTCGGTCTCTGGTTACACAAGTGCTTCTGAATTTGGTGGCGTCATTAACGAGACTCGTAACGTGGTTGATTCTACTCCTACGTTAGTATGGGATGAATTTAAAGTTGACCACACAACACCAGGGACCTTTGGTGACTACCTAGACACCAAGGTATCTACTGGTGCAGACACATCACGTATTCAGCTTCGTCAAGGACCGTTCCTAATTAGGCAGAACGCATCGGAAGGATTGATTACGGAAGTCAATCAATTCCTGTCTACTGTTCCTAACATCGAGATTGTCCTTATTGACTCTTCCGGTGGAAGCGTATCGGTAAGTGGATCAACACTTGTGATGCGTGTAAGGAACCAGGCTGGTACAGCGGTAGTCAATAACATTACACCTACAGTTGCATACGCTGACGGTGGTGTTATTAGATGGACGCCTAACCTATCGTGGACAGCACTAGGTGTTACTACAGCAGGTACATATAGAATCGTTGTAGAGCGTACAATGGGTACGGTAACAACCACCTTTGGTCCATTCCTGGTGCAGTTAAGTAGCGGATAAATGAAATACGTAACAGTCACAAGCAACGTTAGAGGAGTGTCACTCAGTATAAAGAGTGGCGTCTCTACCGGCTTGCGACCAGCCGCTCAACAAGTAGCCCAGAGTGCTAAACGACACGCAGGTACAAACATAGCATCTGGCAAACTTGTGCAAAGCATCCGTGGGCGTAAAGTAAGTAAGTTTGTAGCTGAAGTCATTGCTGATCCGCATGGACCAAACTGGGTAGGTAATGACGTCCATTACGCCATCTTCCTGCATAACGGCCACAAGGCACCTATCGTGGCGTATCCGGGTAATCCCTTCCTGACCAAGGCAATGGTAGAACAGAAAGACAATGTGGCACGTATTGTTCGTGACACAATCAAGCAGGTACTACCGTGAGCATATACGAACCTAGGTTAGCAAGGCAGTGGATTAATAGTAAGCTTGCTGCCACAACAGTATTGAATTTTGTTAGTGGTGTATACCAAGACTTGGCTGTTCAGGATGCCAGAAGTCCATATGTCATCATTGAAGAGATTGGTGGATATGACCTAGAAGCTGGACACAGGCAAGGAGCATTTATTGAATTTCACGTGTTGGTCGTTGGTTTTGCTGGAGTAGACGACGACAACATGTACAACGCAATGGATGTGATAGATACTGCATTAATAAATGCAAACGAGACGTACAGTGGGTATCGCGTAATATGCCGATCGTCGGGTGTAGTTCCCTCTACAATCGAAGTTGGTGATGGTCAAGTATATTGGCGTACAGTTGGACGAACCTGGCGAATATTCGTCAGTAACTTATAGGAGTAACAGATGGCACTAATTCTTGAGGATATGAGCATCACCTTTTCAATTGGTGATGCATATACTCCCGGTACTGCACCAAACTTTACAGGTGCGGCAACGTATTCATATTTGGGTGTTGCGCGATCAATTGAAATCTCGGATGAATTTGATTCAGTCAACGCTGGTGGAGCTACTGGTATTAAGCGCCGGTACTTCAACCGCAACCAGATGATCCGCATCCGTGGTGTTGTTACTTACAACGCACTCAACGTCTTGAACCTTCCACAGGCTAAGGCCTTGGCAACGTATACGCTTGGTCTATACAACATCAGACTTGCAGTAAAGAACAACTCTACGCTTACACCAGCCAGAACCTATGAAGGTGTAATGCGTCGCATGAGTATGTCTACCGACCAAGGTAACCCACAGATTGAGGAGATGGAAATCGACCTCATGGCTGACTGGGGATCTTATTCAGTTAGTCAAGGAGCTTAACTATGGCTTTAATTATGGAGGATATGGCTGTACAGATCTGGGTATCTGCACTTCCATACGCGCCTACTGGGGCAGCGCCTACATTTTCTACCAATAGTCAGATTATCGGTGTAAGCCGATCTGTTGAATATAGCGACGAGTTTGATTCCGTCAATGCTGGTGGTGCAGCAGGTATCAAGCGTCGCTATTTCAATAGGCAACAGATGGTACGCCTTCGCATGGTAACGACTTACAATGCGGACAACGTATCAAACCTCTCTGCTATTCGTGGCCTCACAGTGTATTCACCGGTTGGTTATGTTGGCTACGTCCGTATCAAAAACAACGGTGCGCTTGCCACCTACCAAGACTTTGTCGGAGTTATTCGAAGTTTTCGAATGAGTACTGACCAAGGTAATCCACTGATTGAAGACATTGAGCTTGACGGCATGGCAGATACAACTGGTTGGACAGGTGCAATAACACCTCCGTAAGTATAGTAAACTGGCTATATGAAATTAGGCGACATTGTACAAAACGCTCCGAAATATGAGCGTCCTTCTATTGAGGTTGATGTGACGGAATGGCTGGGTAAGGATGACGATGACAAAGTTATCCTTACTTGGCGACGACCTGGTGTTCCGCAGATCTACCAAGCTAGTATTGATGCTCAGGAGCTTACAAAGCGTTATCCAGATATCCCTTTCCCATTGGCTATGGATATCTGCGCTATTGCTACTGCTCACGAAAAGCCGTTGCCATCTGAAGAATGGCCTACTGCTCTTTTTTATACGTGGATTGCACAGAACAACGTGGACTGTTTTCAGTATTTGTTCAACACGTATAACGAAACGTTTACTGGTTTGAGTCAGGTCCGTGGGGTGAAACCTAATGACCTAAAAAACTCCTCGTCCGAGTGTGCTCAAAGCACTGGAGAAGACACCCCTTAGAGGTAGACCTTCCATACTTTGCTGTTCTTGATCTGCTTGAGTTAGAGCAACTTGAACAAAAAGAGTACACTCGGATGAAAAAAGAACAAGAGGATAAATACAGTGGCAACAGAACTCGGCGACATTAAAATCCTTATTGACGTAGATGTTACGAAGTTCGAAGCTTCTTTGAACAATGCTATGTCCCGGGCCACAAGCTCGTTCAATCGACTCGGAACGGGCATGGCAGCCTCTGTAAATTCCGCACTTAGTACTGCATTCAATCAACAGTACGCGGCTATTGGTACTGGTGTAAGAAACGCATTCGCTGCGGCGTTTGCTTCAGCCAACAGCCAGCAAGCACAACAACTTGCACAGATGCGGCAAAACTTGCGACAGACTACTGGATCAATGGCATCCGGTGGCGGCTCAGGAAGCATGACGCAGGTAGGTCAGTCTGTTGGCAGCTCCTTTGCTATCGGATTCCGAAGTCCTATCTTAAATGCTATTGGCGCTATTCACAGTGCAATAGCTGGACTAAAAGACATAGGGCAGATTGCTGGCCTAGCAACTGGTTTCACAATGGCAGCCAGCCTTGGTGGCATACAATCGCAGATAAGCACATCGCTAAAAAGCAATAAGCAAGGCGCTTTCATTACTGGTGAGTTGCAAGAATTTGCGATGCAAACACCATTCCGAGCACAGGATGTTGCTGGAATCGGTCGCAAGATGCTTGCCATGGGTATGCCTGGTAAAGAGTTGATGTCTACAATAACAACTCTTGCTGACGCTACTGTTTCTGGTGGTGGTGGTGTAGCTGAGCTTGCAGAGTTGTCCGAGTTTATTGCTAAGTTACGTATGAATCCACGAGCGATGGATTCAGATACTTTGCTTGGACTTGTTCGTACTGGTGCTCCTCTTCGTCAAACAGCGGAAGAGATGGCTGGTCGTAAATTTGGGAATGACCAAGAAGCAACAATGTTCTTGCAGTCAAGACTTAGTGGGCGAGGCGCCAAAGGCGTCCAAGAATTGCTTGATGCAATTGATAGACGTGTTGGCGGTAGCGCAAAAGCCCTTGGTCGGACAAATTTAGAATCAGTCGGACAACGTGTGTCTGAAAGTGCACAGACCATGTTGATGGGCACTAGTGAAAAAGGATTGAACGCTGTATTGGGACTCATGAACACACTTGCTGACACAATGGGTGTGATTGGAAAACTTAATACTGCTGGTATGGGTGTACCTGGCTTACTGTTAATTGTTGGCGCATTCGGTTATCTCAAGACTGCATTTATACAAGCTAAAAGTGGTCTTGATGCGTTCATCGCAAGCCTTAATGGATTTACGAGCAGTATTCAGGCAGCACAAGCAAGAACTACTCTTACTGGTGCCGCTGCTTTAGCACCGTCAGTCCCAATGTTCCTTAGTAGTCAAGCACAAATGATGGGGCAGATAAACCCAGCATTCACAGCACTGCACACAATGGGACCAAAAGGCAATTACATCCTAAATGAAATGCATGGTCCTCCATCACCGGGTGCAATGACTGCATTGCAAAAAGCCAAACTTGGCATGCAAATGAACGTAAGTGGATTGACATCTGGAGTCAGAAATTTCTTTACAAACATGAATCCGCAGTTAGGCGGAAGCGTCCTAAGCGGTAGTTTGATGGTGGCTGGTTCTCTTGCCGCACAAGGTCTTGCTAATCAACAGCAGGAAAATACTGGCAATAAGAGGTTGATGGCTGAAAGTACACGCATTCAAAACATGCTTAGCGGTGCAGCTAGTGGTGCAATGCTTGGTGGAATGATTGGCTCGTTGTTCCCCGGTATTGGAACCATAGTAGGTACGCTTACTGGAACTCTTATGGGTGGTGCAGCTGGATTCTTCACATCACCTGATCCAAACAAAATAGAAAATCAAGCACTTGATGAAAATACTAAGGCGCTTAACAACGCTACGGTGGCTATGACTATGCTTGCATCTAGCATTATTGGTGCTGGTCCACGTGGTGCCGGTGCTGTTTCTGCAATCGAGCTTGAGATGTATATGGCGTCAAGGAACAACATGATGAACGTAGGTATTGGATAATGCCTATTCCGCAATGGCGCATTACCTTTGATGTAGAAAACCGGATGACACAACGTCCAGGTTTTGCACAGTCTCCGTTTGGTACGAATATCCAGCAGTACTTCCGCCCTACTAATGTTGAGCATGTATGGCAAGAGCCTATCACTGGGATGATAATGCTCAAACCAAGCTTCTTAACCGCAGAATGGTCAACGGCTACTCATTGGTACGATGAGTCTGTTATTACCAGAGATGAACCATATTGGGAATTGATGTGGCATGGGAATGTTGAGACATCGGACCCTGCATTTAACGGTAAGTTTCTAGCATCTGAGACACCTACACTTGGCACAAAAACTATGCCAACATTGACTGGTGCTGTTCACATACCTCAATACATATCTACTACTGGATATCCTTTAGACACTATTCGTATTGGTATGCAGACTGCTACTGGTGCAAACACATCGAGGGATGAGGGATTTGTTATCAACTGGAAGATAGCAAGTCGAGAGGTCATGACAAACAAGTATCGTAACTGCTTGTTTATTGCGATTGAAAAACTTGGCATACACATAGACTTCACAGGTAAGTGCACAGTTTATTGGTATGACAATCCAGTTTCTGGCATTTACACCACTGCCACATTAATAGATTCGTTTGATATTGGGTCTATTACCGAGATGACTGGTAAATGGCAAACGCTGTCTATTATTCCAGTGCCTCAAATGGGCGTACTGATTACAAACCACACAACTAAGTCAACAGTACAAAAGAGTTTTAAGTCAGCGGCTGATTCAAAGTCTATTGCAGGAAAACTTGTTCAGGTACCACTTCGTACAGACTCTGGTGTTCCATACGTTGTTGACGCAGGTAAGTTAGAGATTGGTTTTAATCCTGACTTTAATAACCTGACTTATCACACAGCAATACATAGGATTCGATATAAGACATCAGCTGAAGGATCAGCTGGTTACTCGTTCTTCACACAGGTATATGACCCAGGATTTATTCCGGCAACATCACCAGCCAGTCATACAACTGGCGCATACCAAACAAATGCTGCAACATCGTCTACTGTAGAGTTAGTGGACCAAGACATTGGTACATACACAATCGGTACAGACAGATTCTTTAGACACAAAATTCAACTGGCTACAACAAACGCTATTTACACACCAATGGTTTACGGTGTCTACCTGCGTTGGGACAAGCTTAGGGTGACGCGTGCAACTACGCCAGTGTTAATCAACAGGTACAGTCATCTTGAGTTTTTTGATGACGACCTGGCATATGGCGGCGGCCGTGTAAAAGCAACACACGTTGCACAAAATGAAATAACTATTGTTGAACGTGGTGATACGACATATAAGATTGAACGTACAGATGATCCGGATGCAGGTACACCAATTTGGGTAACACAGCAGACTGGATGGGCTAGGTTAGTATCTTGTGATGTGTTCTTAGATAACGCAGCAGGTAATTCCTTTGCATATCGCTACGAAGCAGAGTGGGAACTGACAAGTGAAATTGGTAGGTTCAATGAAGTTAACCAATACCTACACACAGCATTTGATGGGACTAATATTGGGTCTGCTATTAACAACGTATTGAATGCGGCTGGATACGACGCGATTCCAACAATAGACCTACCTGCGGATGCAATTAATACTATTGTCCCTGTTCCTCCACGAGGCCAATCATGGAGACATGGAACAAAGACCGGTGATCGTGGCGACAAAATTATCCGCCAGCTGTTGATGTTACTTCGTAAGCAATTTGTTGAATATCGTTTACGTTGGGATCAAATCAATTACAAATGGGTATTGGAAGCAAAACCTGCTTACAATGCCGCAACGATATGGAAGTTTGTACCAAACCCAGCGGATCACAATGTTTCACTAAATAAAATCTGCGTAGGTGAATCACCAAAAGTTTATTCACTTACTGTGTCACCACCAGAAACAAACTACATAAATGGTGTTGGGACAACGACTGCACAGAATGACGCGGCACGAGTGCCAGCCGCTAATCCATTAATTAACAGAGCAAGTATATTTGATGCTAATAGTCCTGATTACCTTGGACGCATCATTACTTCAATGCCTATATTTGTTCCCTACATACAACCTGAAGACATCCTAAAGATGTCTAGGCGTGTGTACGATGCAGCGGCTCAACGACGCTTCCAACTAAAGGTTTGCTCTTTCTACTATGTTGATGGGTTTCAGCCTGGTGCTCGATGTCGAATGTTAATGGTCAATGGTGTTGACACGGATTACGATGACCTATACATGAAGCGGCGTACGGTTGTGATCAGCCGTGATAGCGGTGGTGTCGTTGCACCGAAGGTTGAATATAACTGTGAGAGTAACTACGTGAGTACGGTGTATTAATATGAATATTCGAACACAGATAGACATGCAACAGCAAGAGTTTCGCCGTCAATCTTTTATGACTGGTCAGATTAATGGAACGGTTGGTTTTAACAGCGAGCGGGAATTGAACGCTAACGTTTCTACCTTCCATGAACTTCCCGTATATGTATCGCCTAACTGGAATTTCGTACAACAGGATGCTAACGGAGCGTTTTATATCCTTGACGGTTATTCAATGGCTGGTGGACCGGATGTGGCTAGACCGTAATGCCATACCTTGACGGTACGCGTACCAGTACTCTTGCAATGGATCACACACAAGATGTGACCGTCACTATTATTAATCCAATCGGTATAGTTGCTCCACCTACTTGGGATAACCAGTTATTATTTAAAAGAACAAACTTTACTTTTAGTGGCCATTTAGGTTTTAGTGGTCAGTTGACTGTGGTTGCTAGTGCGTACGCAATAAACTCAACTACATGGGGTTGGGATTTAAAGGCTACCGTAGTCGTTGATAATGGTCATGGCACAACGCAGACAACAACCGTAACTATTGCTAGTGGAACGTCTACGGCTTATTACGTTGACGCATCTGCAACGTACGCAGGATCGTTTAGCGCTAGTGTTGGAACAGACAAGCTTTGGGATATTGCAGAAACAGCATTTAGTACGACTGCGGCACCAACAAGATTCCCAGCAGAAACTTCCTACACTTGGTATGAGAGAAGTACTGTCGGAAGTACAGCTACATGTAGTCTTTCTGTAGGTGGATCCACAGTAACTGCTACTAGCACAGTATCGTCTACAAGACAGACAGCAGATTACACAGCGAGTCTAAGTGCTACTGGTGCAGTGACCGGCCCGATGACGCATAATTTCGGCGTAAGTCAAATTAAAGTAAATGGCACAACCGTGCCAGACTTATCGCATAACCAAACGAAAGGTATACAGACTGCTACAGAATGGTCATTGAGTCTGGAAGCTGACGATGTGTCTGGTATCTATAGGTCTGCTTCTGGGACAATCAGCACCAGTGTATGTTTAGCGCGTAGCGTCTCAATGTTTGGCCGCATCCGTGCGTGGGACGGTGCCTACCCTGATTCAGTCTCGGTGCCGATTACTGGTTTTGATGGCGGATCTCGTACAGTTACAGCAACGTCAGGAAGTTGGTCTGGTAGCGACACGTT